GTCCTGTGCCATCAAATGCCTTTCGCAAACAGAACTTTTCACATTGTTCGCCTTGGACTGGGCGACGTAACGCAGTGGGTAAGGAACGCGCGACAGCGACAAACTGTTTGTCCAAGAAGGGTGTGCGTGCTTCCAATCCATGGCTACTGATGGAACGATCGGAACGAAGCACATCAAATAAATGAATATCTTGGAGTAAACGTTCTGTTTCTGCTTCAAATGCTTCATCGGATGGTGCCTTGTAGAAATACATATATCCACCGAGAACTTCATCTGAACCATCGCCATTGAACACAACTTTACAATCAGTTCGTTTGGCAATTTCCTTGGAGACAAGATAGTTTCCAACAGACGCACGGACAGTTGTAATGTCAAACGATTCTATATCACGAATCACATCTGGAATGGCTCGGAAGAAATCATCAGGTGTCATGATAATTTCGTGATGAACGGAACCAATGTGGTCTGCGACCAAACGAGCATATCGTAAATCTTCAGACCCTTCAAATCCAATACTAAATGTTTGGAGAGGAGGTGCTCCAGATTGTTTGAGAGACCGTTGGACAAGCGCAGCGATAAGACTACTATCGAGTCCACCACTCAAGAGCGCTGCGACTGGACGTTCCGTCAACAAACGTTTCTGGACTGCTTCTGTAAGAGCAATACGAAGTGCGTCAAATGCATTTCCATCGTTTGTAAGGGCAGGTTGTTTGAGCCAAGGAATGGAATGGAATTGTTCAAATCCAATTCGTTGGAGAGTGTCCAAACTATAGGCTGCGTAAGTTCCAGGAGGGAATGCTTCAATCATTGCACAATTGGGTGGAAGTGCTTTGACTTCACTTGCAAAGACAATGGTTTGAACAGGAACACGCTTTCCAGAGCCATCCATGAGAGATGCACGACCTGGTGCAGCAGAAGCCTCAGAACCTACAATATATCCAACAAATAAAGGACGAACACCATAGGGGTCGCGACCAATGACAGCAACACCAGCGGAACTGTCCACAATGACAGTGGAAAAGACACCATCCAATGCACGGAAAAATGCTTTTGTATTGGTTTCCTTGGCGATGCGTTGGAAGAGAGGGCCAATCACTTCACAATCAGACCCGCTCTTGGATTGAATTCCATGGCGCCCTGCGAGTTCCTTCCAGTTATAGATTTCTCCATTACAAATCCAATGAAGTTCTTTTGAATCATTGGTCATAGGTTGCATACCTTCTTCATTCACACCATTGATAGCGAGGCGAGTAAATCCGAGTTGAAATGTGTCTCCGCCTTGAACAATGCGTGAGCCTTCTGGACCACGCGCATGAAGTTTGTTGAGTAATCGCTTGGCGGTTTCCGCGTCAAGGGATTGACCAATCGTTGCCCAAATCCCACACATAGTTCTTATGGGTTGAGTTCAACAAATGTTTAGACCCACACTTATTTGAAATATATGGGGTGGACATCACGAGTAGCGATTATGTTTTGAATTCTACCAATAGAAAGGAATGCCCGTCGATGCGAGTGACAGAATTCGTAGAATACAAGAAATCGCCATTTTTCAAGGATATGCCATACAGAAACAAACAACGCAACCTGGTGTAAATGTCAGTAGTTGTATTGGATTCCAAACGTCGACCATCCATAAATTTGACACGTTCAACTACGCCAACCAGGTAGAACAAGGACGCATCTACTTTAGCACATGTCAAGGATCCAGATAGATATGAATCAATCTCCTCCACCCCTTCGTGCCGTCATTTTAGACAATGACGAGACGACTGGCTCTTACGGAATCCTCTTTGCTGTGTTGGAACAATTACGACCACTTTCTGCTGAATTAGACGCCATATTTGTCGAACGCTTTCTGAAACGACTGGCCTATTGGATGATGACACACTCTTGTTTCCGACCTGGATTACGGAAGCTCTTATCAGTGTGTATGACTCTCCGAAATGCGGGTGCTCTTGATGCAATACTCATGTATACAAATCAAAGTGAAGTAGTTCCACCAGAAGGTGCCGTAGAGTTTCTCTATAGTCCTCCCAAATGTATTCAATATATGTTTTCATACATAATGACCCAACCAGTATTTGACCATATGCTTACACGTCCCCAAGGTGGACAGATACTTCCAGGAGGGTGGAAGATTAAACAATTCAAACGTGTCTTGGATTGTTATCCTGAACGACCCTTGGATATGCGCGGGCTTTTATTCTTGGATGATTTGGCAACTCCGCCCTACATTCAAACCGTGGGGATTCCAAAACAAGGTGTATTTCAATCTGCTTACTTTCGTGTGACGCCTTATAAACGTGTCTTATCTGCAAAAGATGTATTCGAATGTTTATTGTATGTATTTGGTTCAGACCATATGTCAACAGAATTTATGGATGATGTATATACGTCCTATCGAAATAATTATCAACCAGATTGTTCAACAACACCCAATGGATATATGATGATGCTTGCATCCGAACAAATCCAGAAAAAGTATGGAATTGTGTCACAAAAATCGCAACCAATGTTTCTTGAGAAGAAACGCCTAAATGTAAATCGACAGCAACAATCAGACCATGAGCAATGTATCGAACCCAGTGAAACCAGTGAAGGAACGAGTGCGTGAAAGTATTCATATTCTCAGTCAACTTAAGGCACTTGGAATTCCAGATACAGACCCCGGTTATAAGGCCCTCTCAGAAAAGTGTAATGAATGGATTCGTGGAGAAGAGCCTTGGCAAGGTCATATTGATTTTCATCGTTGGGACAGACGTGCAAAGCTTCTTCTTCCTGTGAAACCTGGTACAATCGCAAAATGTGACTTTTTAGTCTATCATTTTTGATTGAATCCAATAGAATTGAATCATGTCCTTATCTTTAACTGACCCTTTGAATCCAAATGCTCCCGAGTTTATTCCAGAAGCAGAACAACAACGTCGTGCCAACCGAGCCAATAATGCGCGTTAATTTAATGAAATGATGCGTGAAATCAACGCAGGGCGTTCTAGAAATTTGGGACCTTCTTCACGAAAGAATCGTAAGAGTCGAAAGACACGAAAGAATCGTAAGAGCCGCAAGAGCCGCAAGAACCGTCAATAATTATTTCCATTTCCATCCATCACTAGTATTGATACGAGTACCTGCATCAATACTATTGCTAGTAAGTAGAACAGACCACGATGGCAAATGTACCACTTTGGGAACAAGAAGAATATGTGTTAAATCTTCCAAATGGTGACCGACAAAACAATGCCCGACGAAACAATGTGGCAGGAGCTGGGGGCAATAATATTGTGGAAAATGTGGTACCCTATGAATGGAAACCCAATGCCAACAAAAATCGTTCGATTCGAAATAATGTTCGTCGTGAACAAGCAGAATTGCGTAATCGTGCAAGAGCAAGTAGTAAGAAACGAATCATAAATAGTTTTGTTGGACGGCCCAATCGAAATTACGAGTTGGAAGATGAGGCAAGAGCAATGGGATTAAATGATGGTGATATTGCCGTAATTCGAAATCAAATTGCACGTATGCGACAAAATAATCCTGAGTTAGTTGCAGAACATGCTCGTGCACAAGCAATCATGAATGAGAATAATAATAATAATGGAGAGCCTGACGCAAACCAAATGGGAGGAAAACGTAGACGCCGACGCGCCACACGCAAGGCTCGTAAGACCCGCAAGGTCCGTAAACACCGTAAGACACATGTCCGAAAGCATTAATACGAAAATAATAATCCTGCTCGTCCACCAAAAATGCGTAAAATGTTATAGGTTTCTGCCCAGACATAGACCCATACACGCTGAGGAGTTCCAGCCGTACCTGCAATTCCAAATCGCAACTCTTTTTTCATAATTCGATTCATATTCGCTTCTCCCATTGGAACCGACGGTGGAAAATATCCATGCTGTTGTCCAAATGGAATGGAATACATATATCGATTATGCCACGGTGATTTTCGACACTCCAAACTGGGAATTATACTTCTATACAAGGCACAATTGTCTGTGCTTGTGCGGACGTAAGACCCTTCATATAAAAGTTCCATACTCAAGAATGGTTCTGTGGGACCTCGTTGACTAAATCCTGGGACAATAAATCCTGGACCCGCTGCATTTAATCCACTACAATCAGGCCACCAAGGTGCATATGTTTCACTCCTTGGAGAGCCAGCAATATTCTGTCCACTCAAATCCTTTGTTGCCAAAAAGTATGCGTTATACGGAATCGCATTATAATTCTGCGCCATACAGAACAATTGTCGTGTAGGATTGGGGAGTTCCATTGGAATGGTTATATCACGGAATCCACGTGTATCACGAGGTTCAATTTGATAATGTTGGACAATCGGAAGTTGAATATCTCCTAAACGAAACCGATTTGCTTCAGGTTTATCCAAATACACATACTCTGCAAGAAGATAGGATTCGCCAAGAGAGAGTGTTTGGGGCATTTGAATATCTGGAATTGGTTGCACAAGTGATGCACAAGGTGTGCGATTAAGAGCTAAACCAGGTTGTGTGCTTGTTCCATCCACTGTTGTATAGAATTGACTTCCAAGAATGGGCCACAAGGCAGACCCTTCGACTGTAGGAACAACCGAAGAAGCAGGTGCTCTTGAATCAGTATACACTACACTTGTCAACGGTCGGAATGTAAATCCAACACGAACTTCGTCGACGTGAATGGCATCGATAGGAAGCGCAGCGCCAAGGTCACCGCGAGAAAACCAGAATGGAATCGGAATATAGAGTTTGGTTGGGGTTGGTCCATTTCCCAAACTTGTTTCACCAAATCCATTCTGAACACGACCAATGAGTGTATTTGTATTCAGCACTTTTTCAAGAGGTGTATTGTATTCATCCATGATTTCCAAGAGACGTGAATCAAGAGTTTCCACACGACTTCCTCCAATATCGACGGTCGCTTTTGCAAGGAGAGCATGTCCAAGAGAGTTTGTCCAACCAAATCGTGGGCCCGCAAATCCAGGTGTTGCTGCTGCCGCTGCTTGAGGAGTATAGATATCGGGCATTGTGACAACCAAATATAAACGGGTAAGTAATTCACCTTTTTTGGGAAGTTCACAATAGGCTGTTTGTCCAAAGTTGGGAGGTTGTTGGAAATCCAATCGTGACCATTGTGTTGTAAAGCGCCCTGCACGTGTCAAGACGCGTTTGTAGACAGACACATCGGTTGGGCCATTTTTTGGTAAGAGACGCACATCTTGTGGTCCTGAATGTAATAGGCGCACGAGAGCAGCCACCATCTACTGGAGATTGGGTTCATTTTGGGTTTAGACAGCTAGTCTGTCGTAACGAACTGAAGTACGGTTTGTTCAGATAGATGGGTGGTTCAGAGAGTCGTCATTGTATGAAACATCATTTGGTCGATATCTAGACAAAACTCCTCATGGATAAGAATGAACCCATTTGACTCTCGCACAATAGGAAGTAAACATAAGGATTGTATTTCTGCTGTTTCAGAATGGTTACGATTCATAAGAAGTTCAAGAAGAGTCGTAGGATATGAAGAATAGATTGTGTTTGGGTAATGAGCCCGTTTCGCTAGATTTAGAAACTCCTTTAAATCGTAAAAGGAATACTGGAAACAAATATAGTCACCTCTTCGAAACCAAACATGTGGAACAAATCTCTGAATACAAAGTTCGATACATATGGCGGGAACCTCTTGACAATCAAATAATTCTTCGATTGTTTCTCTCCACGCAGTTTGTAGCGCTGTTTCTCCTTCCTTTCTAGACCCGCCGAATCCAGTGATACATGGGGTTTGTTTATGAGGCTGATATCCTGCAAGAACATGTGTGTCATTTGAAAATAGAATTCCTGCTGCGGAAAAGGATAGAGTAGGTTCTGGAATACTTGTTGGTGTAGGTTTGGATGATGTGACACCCATTTTGGGATTCATATCAATCATAGTTTAGATACACGCGTTATGAACTAAACACCTTGTTGGCGATACCATTTTCAAAGCGCACCCAGTTCAATGCCAAGGAGAATACCACGACTTCAAACTCTAAATCTTCAGAACCATTGGGAGGGCGAATATCCATTCGTAATCGAACATCTTGGGAGCGACTGGCATTCATCCAACCAGATGGATTTTGACGACCAGGATTTTGTGCAAATGTATATCCATAGACAAAATTATTGTATCCAACAATTCCTCCACGATGTCTCATGGACGCTTCACGACGAAAATAATCTCCTTCCGCTTGAATCAAACTGATTCCATTCACTTGAAGATTAGCTGAGACAAGCATACTTTGAAAGGGATGAAAGAGTGGTTGAGTCGTCGTGGTTCCATCATATTCTGCCTCCAATGTATTGCTATAATTTGTCCATTCATTATTGACACTTACTGCTTTTCGCCGAATAAACCACAGAATTTCTTCCACAGGTCCATTGATTTCAATGGGAAGTTGTAGACGAACTACGCCCGCACTCGGTGTATTCACAACATACTTTTTGGGTTCATCGAAGCGAAATGTCTGGAGGTCACGATACAAACGGTCAAATGGAACATGAAGAAGTGCTTGACGAAGTTTTCCATCCACAAGAACACCATAGGTCACAAGACGTGCGTCGGCAAATTGGGGAACAATTGTGGAAGCCGTTACATCAATAGTCCCTCCACCACGCACATTAAATGTAAATGTTTTTCCAAGGGGCGTTTCATTGCATGTCGCACGTGTTCCATCTGCCACACGGACACATTCTGAAAATGGTCGCAACGTAATTGCTACACGAACTGTCCCTTCTTTGCACGATGTTAATGGAAATCCATTGCGAAGACGAATGCGTTGAAAGCTAAATGGTAAAATACAACTGATGATTCCATTTGTTGTAGGAAATACATTCGAAGGTCTCCATTCTTTCAACACAGGAATTGGCACACGACCATTTCCATCCGCTCCTACACCAAATTGTGTATTGATGTCTGAATACAATACACTGAACATGTTTCCAAAATCCCCATCGACAGTTTCCAACACTTGGTCTTCTAAGAGAAATTCTGCACGAGCGATAAGAGATGTTCCAAGTGAGTTTGCGTAAAACCATGCTTGCGAGGGAGTCTGGTATGTATACAACCCTGTTTGAATCGCTTCCACAACATTCTGTGGAAACCAGTGACCAAGACGAATCTGTAATCCAACAGAAAAAAGCAAATCACATGCCTTCACAGAACCGATTTCAAACACAAGACGATTCCCAAATTCGGCAGAACCCTTGTGGACAAATTCTTGAACAACGGGTGAAAAATTCAATACACGTCGTTCAGAATCACGTGTAAACCATGATTTGGATGTGTCGAGGGGAAACATGTCATCATCCATTTCATCGCGGTCGGCAATATCAAGGACAGTTGTTGCATCACCAAGGGGTCTTGCTAAATTGAGACTCATTTGTCCCACACCTACTTTGTGAGAGATAGAACGAATTGATTAGGTAGAGGCTTCCGCAATCGTTGCCCACAATCCACGCGCGAAGGAATCGAGTTCCAACGCGCGAGTTTTTTGAGAGGTTCGGGTTTGGGTGAAGGTGCGTGTGTCGACGCAACAGTCTTTTCCAGAGCAAGAAAGGTTGGTGCTTCTTTGAATGGCATTGTGTGGTCGTTTAGTTTGCATATTCCAAGCGACCACGTCCCTTCTCAATTTTATACAACGCCCAGGACTCACATACACTAATCATTTGTGCTTGTTTGTATCCAAGAGGAGGATCCAAATCTGGATTTCGAACAATATCGGTGAGGGTTACATTGAGTTGAGGACGATCGGCAGTTGTAAAGTTAATTCCTCCAGTCGGTTCACGAATGGCGGGAGGTTCATCTTCGATTCGCCATCCACGCGACCAATCCATTGTGCAAATGTTTCGTGAACTGACACGCTCTTGTTTGGCATCGACAACGACACTCTGCCACAAGGCAGGCTCCCATGGTCCTTCACGAACTTGTCCTGCGATAATTAATTGGATTTGACTGTAGAATTGTCCATCCGCCGATACACTATTTGTGAAATCATAGAGACGATTCTTGGCAACATTCAGTGTATTTCGGAAATAGGTTACAATACGTTCGACAGTGTAATTGGCATCCAACCGTTTTGTGATGATTGCTGTTCCTCCGCGGTCAATCGGAGTATAGTCCAATTGATTGATATTGAATCGATTGTCAAAATATTGTATGTAGGGAACTTCAATGGGTTCTTTGGCAAGAGCCTCACGTGCCTCATTGAGAAGATAGAGTTGTTTGGTGCGTAACACAATGGATGGTTGGCCAATTTGATTGCGTGGAACCGCTGGGATATTTTCCAAGATAGTCATGGTTTGTTGCATTTGGTCAAATACTTTTGTCCAAGGAGCGGGATGGAGTTCATCTGTGTCAGAACTTTCCACAAGTTGTTCCAAGGGTCGAAGTGTCAAACGAACACGAAAGGTTTGATGGCGAAGACCACACAAGGGAAGACCTCTATCACCAGGCCATGAGCATCCAATCATTGGCAAAGGGATTTCTAAACGACCTGGTGTAGCATGTTTCATAATACTTCGCAGGGAACCATCATGAACTCCTGCGAGTTGTTGTTGGAGAAATCCTTGATTCCAATTGGAGCGAGTGAGTTGTGCGGCATAGAGACTATCCCCACTGACATTTTGGAGAAGAATATTATCTTGATAGATTTCAATCTGGTCAAAGAGAAAGTATCCAATTCCATTGACATATCCATAGACGTGGTTGGTATCGCCATCGACATAGGTTTGTGCAGTAGGATTTGCAGCAGCCAATTCAGGTGGAAGCCATGTTGGTAAGTCAATCACAAGAGATGCTTCCACAAGAACATCACCAGGAAGGTCAAATTCAAATTCACATCGTTGGCCAAAGCGGGGATCATTGAGGGGATTCGTCCAACGCGTTTCTGGAAGTGACGCGGGCCATCGGTCATACGTCCATTGAAATGGATGTGCAGACTCTTTGTCATCTTTTATGAAATATGTATCTTTAACTCCACGAGCGGCCAGTTCATAGAGCGCGCCATCAATTTGTGTTTGATTTCGTGTGCTTGTTGCCATTCCTAATTACACTCCATAGTTCGATTTAGACTCTTCAATCGATAAAATTGATGCTCAACCCCTCCCCAAACATCAGCACACCAAAATGTCTAATCTTGTCATTGTCGAATCTCCAGCCAAATGTTCCAAAATCCAAGGGTTTCTTGGACTCGTGATTGCCTCGTTGGGTCACATTCGTCACTTGAAAGAAGAACTTGAATCTGTAGGAATTGAGAAGGATTTTGAAGGCAGTTGGGAAATGATGAAGGAAAAAGCCAAGGCAATCAATCAAATCAAAGATGTAGCGAAGCAAGCTACCACAATCTATCTTGCTTCAGATGATGATAGAGAAGGTGAACTGATTGCCTACAGTGTTTGTCTTCTTCTCAAACTTGACCCTGCGACAACTCCGCGCGCCGTCTTTCATGAAATCACCAAATCAGCTGTGCAAGCCGCAGTGGACCATCCACGAACTCTCGATATGAATAAAGTGAAGGCAGCAGAAGCACGAGCCATGTTAGATATGATGGTTGGATTTACAATTTCTCCACTTCTCTGGAAACATGTGGCACCAGGACTTTCCGCAGGACGTTGTCAAACACCTGCCTTGTCACTTGTGTGTGACCGCGCGGAAGCCATTGAATCCTTCAAACCGTCTTCTTCTTGGAAAGTGCATGGGGAGTGGCACACAAACGGTTCGGCGTTGAGTTGGCCCGCCGCTCTCTCAGATGAATTGGAAGATGAAGAGTCTGCGGAAGCCTATCTTGAAAATCATCATAATGAACCTGGTGGAACCATTCTATCCGCTGACACAAAACCATGGACGGAATCGCCACCACTTCCACTCATTACCAGCACACTTCAACAACAAGCCTCCTCACTCTTCCGTATGAACCCAAAGGATGCCATGCGTGTTGCGCAACGTTTGTATGAAGCTGGTCATATTACGTATATGCGAACGGATAAGGCAGTGTTGAGTGATGAGGCAGTTCAAGCAGCACATACATATATTCAAGCAACGTATGGCCCATCGTATATTGGAGGTGCTGCCAAACCCAAAGCAACAAAGAAGAAGACAAAGGCTGTTGCAGAAGAAGGACCGAAGGCGCAAGAAGCACACGAAGCGATTCGTCCTACACATATGGAAACCGCCACACTTCCTCAAACAGAAGATTGGTCGGCTCGTGACAGAAAACTCTATTATCTCATTTGGCTTCGCGCGATGCAAAGCACAATGGCGCATGCAAAAGGAGAGCAACGCACTGTAGTCTTTGTAGCTGATGGGGATGACAAGGATGATTTCACATGGCGTGCCTCATGGCGTCGCACAACCTTTGATGGCTGGCGTCGTGCCGCGACAAAAGAAACTACAGAAGAGTCATCGGAGGAAGAAGAATCTAATGAACAATGGAGCTTTGCAACCTCTCTTGCACCAGGTCAACGTGTCGAATGGGTCCATCTTGACGCCGATCCTCATGAAACCAAAGCTCCCCCACGATTCACAGAGGCAACGTTGATTAAACAATTGGAAGAGAAAGGAATTGGTCGTCCTTCTACGTTTGCCTCGCTCATCAGTACAATTGTTGATAAAGCCTATGTAGAAATAAAATCGTTTGAAGCTCGTGAAGTCTCCATTCATACTCTTCATGTGACGAATCATAATGAATGGCCACCGACCAAAGAAGAAAAAGTTGTGAAACTTGGTGGAGAGAAGGACCGTCTTACACCTACTCCTCTTGGAAAATCGGTTCGTGCTTTCTGTGCTACGAACTTTCAAGACTTGTTCAATTATGAATTTACAGCCCATATGGAATCACGATTAGATGCAATTGCAGAAGGACGCGAAGTATGGAAGCAAGTGCTTCGTGATACATGGACAACATACAAAGACCGTTATGAATCGCTCAAACAAGTTCCTTCATCGTTGAAAGAATCGTCAGCACGTCGACGTGACTTTGGAGACAATCTTGCAGCGGTGATGACAAAGAAAGGACCCCTTCTCTTGCGTGAAGACCCTGCGGGGGATAAAGATAAGACAACCTTCTATGGATGGCCGACTGGAGTGGACTTTGAAACTTTGACGGAAGAGGCTGCAAGAAAGTTTGCAGAGACAGCTGGTGCTGAACGCACAGGTCTTACAATGGGAATCCATGAAGGACATCCGGTGATTCGTAAATCGGGCAAGTTTGGTACATACGCAGAATGGAATGGAAAGACGACCAGTTGCTCTGCACAGGACAGCTTGGAGGCAATTATTCAAAAGTTCCAAGCGACGGCTTCCAACGTTCTTCGTCAAGTAGGACAATTTGAGATTCGTTCAGGACCGTATGGACCCTATATGTTTAAGAAGGATATTACTGGACCAAAGCGTGCCTTTGTGAGTGTTCCTGCGCATGTAAATATTCAAGAAGTGAATGAGGCACAATTGATTGCCATCTTCCAACATGAACTTCAGAATAAGGCTCGTTCCGGAACCTATGGGGCTTCACGAGGAGGTAGTAATGCAGAAGGTCCGCGCGGAAGAGGAGGCTTTCGTGGACGCGGCCGTGGAAAGTAGGAATGGCTGTCGCGACAGCAACTGGTGAACCCTATGCCACGGCACACCAATTGGCCCGTTTAGAAACAATGGTTCAGAAACAACAAATTCATATAGAGTTACTTGAACAAGAACGCAAACTTTTTCAACAGGGAATTGAGACCTATTTAGCGAATCAACAAGACGCAGCTGCACAAGAACGAGGATCCAAGGGACAAGATGTAATTATGGTGACAAAATATGTATCAACTTGTATTCAACGCGCGTTACAACAACTTCAGACAGAGGTCGCAAAACAAATTCATGAGAGTCTTCCCATGAAACAATTACAAACTCTTGAACGACGTTTACAATCACGTCCTTATTCCAATGAAGAAATGGCAGAACTTATTCATCGTGTAAGTCAGCTGGAGGCCAATCGAGAATCTGTTCCTTCTTCACATCAGATTGTTCAAATGGTAGGTCCATCCCATGAAGAAATCGATTCTCTTCGTGAACATATCAATCATTTAGAAACAAATCTAATTAAAGAAGTGCAACGAGCCTATTCCACTGTTCATAAACCAGGTGACTATGCAGGTCCATTAGGAAAACTACAAGTGGATGTGGACACTCTCAAACGTGAGGTGCAAATGATAAAGGCGCTCGATGGACAAACATTGGCAGAAAATATTATGAAAACTGCGATGTCAAATCTTCGAACGGAATTTCAAGAAACAATGGCAAATAAGGCTTCTGCAGATGATTTGGAAGCATTTCGGTCTCAAGTGGAACGAACTGAAGCATTTTTGCGTAAATTACAAACGGCCTGGTCTACTGTATTTATGCAATATGAAACATTTCGAAAAGAGATGAATCAACAGTTCTCAGAAGACAGATGGTTGGCTCTTGAGAAACAATTGATAGGTGAAACACGCGATGCAACAAAGGCAGTTCAAATCAATACAGAACGAATGATGACAAACCAGACGGCTGCATTGGATGCAATGTTAGAATGGAATCGCACCACGTTGAAAAAACTCTATGAATCTGTGAAGCAACATACAAGTCAAGAAATGCTGGAGAAGAATCTAATGAAACTTCAAAAGATTCTTCTGTCACG